AGGAGCGGCACTGGGAGGATCTTTAGGTGCTCTGCCAATTGGGAGTACACCAGGTTTGGGATGGGCTCAATCGGCTGCTGGAAATCAATTAATAAAAGCGGGTTTAAACCCTAATGTTGCACAGAACTTATTAAACTTAGGTATACCATTAGCTGCCGTCGGTCTCGGATCGCAACAAGGTTCAGGAGGTCCAGGCGCTGCCGTTGCTAATACTGTGGCAGGAGGAGGAAATCAGATAGCTAATAATGCAGTCGGACTTCTTGGATATCACGCTGTAACTGGTGAGCCTTTATATGGAACAGCGGTTCCTCCAGGTACAGGTCAGTATGGAGGTGTTCCTCCTGTTGGCGGTAGTTTAATAGATGCTGCACAACCAGGTGGCCCAGCAGGTACTCAGAGATTTACAACACTTAAGAATGCACAGACAATGGCTGATGCTGCTAATGCCTACTTACCTACAATTCGTAAGTTTACTGAGCAAGCTAAGAAGGATGACTTTGAAAGGAATATGGCTGCTGCTGGTATTAGACAGAACATTGCTACGAATGCTGCAATGTTACAAGCTGCACAAGCTGCTGGTTTAGGAATGGGTCTTACAGGGGCTCAACAAGCTGGTCAAGCTTTAGTTAACCAGTACCAATATACTTAATTATGGCAAGTATAGAAGATTTACTAAAAACTGTTTCTTTAGAGGATATGGCCACGCTTGCGACGATTAAGTCGGCAGGAATAGATTTAGGTACTGGTCAACGTGATGTCAAATTAAATGACCCTCTTGCTTACGCCACAGTAGAGGTAGAGCCAGCTCCTATTCCTGAAGGTGCTCAATTAGAAACACGTGGTACAGGTTTAAATGAAAATCAAGTACTTGTAGGTGAAGATGTAGGTACTAATGCTTTTACACATTTTTTAAAAGGTCTTGCAGATATTGCAACTTTTGGAGTACATGATTTTGATCAAAGTGGTAAATTATGGGCTCCGTTTGGTGGCGGTCTAGAACATAAGAAAGGTATATTACCTTGGGCAAGTGGATCTGGATACGGAAGAGAGTGGGATCAAGAAGAGCAAAATAGGTTAAAAGAAGTTCAGAGAAGAAATGATCTTACCGAAGGTAGGGCTCTTCCTACTAGAAATGAAGTATATGAAGCTCTTGAAGGTCGTGAAGTATTGGATGATTACAGTGATGCAAGAGCAAGAAGAAAAAGAGATGACCAGTTGAACTATATTCTTGCTGCTTATCCTCAATTAGCAGGAGTAATAAATGATGAAATATACAATAGAAGAATGCAAATTGAATACAACAGTCCTAGTGAAATACAAAATAGATATAATGCTAGTAGAAGAGGTTATGTTGATGCATTAGAAGGTAGAGCTAGGGCTCAAAAGAATATAGCTGACGCAACAGCCGCTGGTTTAGGGCGTTATTCTGGTATTCGTGTAACTTAACCATTCACGTTCAGTAGAATAGATACAAAATAAGTAGTAGTTATGTCTGAAGACGTAAAAAAGGTAGGTACAAAATTTGCCACAGATTATTTAACAAGCGTCCAAAATAATGCTGCTGGTGCTGCATCAGGTGACGATGATGACACTATAGGAGGAGGTGCTCAGGATATTACAAAAATAAACGATCCTTCTTTGCAATCTCAAATTGCACTAATGGATATACAGAATACTCAACAACAATTAAATTTAGAGACTGCTGCTGAATTAGATCGTATTCAAAGAGAGTTCTACACCACTCAGGATATAAAGAAAGGTCAATCTGAAGGAGCACAAAGCAGGTTAGGTCAAATGGTTGGTGGAGAGCAACAACGTTTAAGTGCAAGAGTTGCAGGAGAAGAGCAAAGAAAAGGAATGGGAGAATCTGGGTTCCAACAACGTTTAGGTCAGAGAGTAGGTGGTCAGGAACAGAGAGCAAGTATGGCTGAACAAGGTACTCAACAGAGAATGTCAGCCAGAGTCGCGGGTCAAGAACAGAGAGCAGGTACTGCTGAGACAGGGACACAACAAAGGCAATCTGCAAGAGTTGCGGGGCAGGAACAACGAGCTGGAATGGCTGAAACTGGTAGTCAACAAAGGCAATCTGCAAGAGTTGCAGGACAAGAGCAGAGAGCAGGGATGTCTGAGACAGGGACACAGCAACGCATGACAAAACGGGTAGAAGGTCAGGAAGTCAGAGAAACAGACTTGCAAAGAGAGATGTTCCGTCGCTATAAAGAAGCAAGAGATTACGGCCAAGCTCAAACGGCCTACAAAGCATGAACAAATGGATTAACGGACTAACAGACAAAGACCGAGAATCCTATTTAGCTTTTTGCAAACAAACAGCATCACCAATACAAATTTATTTATACGCACGATTCCTTGGTTTCAAAGGAACAATAGTTGAGTGTGATGACTGGTCTAAGAAGAAATTTAAGAAACGTGATTTCACTGTTTTATTAGAACAAGAGATAGATAATATGCAGCAAGATATTTCAAAATTAAGAGAAGCTATTGATATGGGAATGGTTAAACAAGATATGGGTACAGCACGTATTGCAATGCTTCAAAAGGAATTAAGAGGTTCAATAAAACAAATAGGAGATGAGAAGGTATTAATGGATAAACAAGGTTTAATTCTTGCTGGTGCAGACAGAGCTTTGCGTGAGATGTTAACTATTTTCCGTGATGATCCAATAGAAGGTCCATTACAAGAAGCATCCATGGGAGTTTGGACAAAAATATTACAAGAAGAAAGTTAAAGATTCTTAAGCTATGCTACGTGCATGGCAGGAACAAGTATTTACAGTGTTTATCGACGAACTGCGAGAGCAGCCGCTAAACAACAAGTTGTCAAAAAAACATCTAATATTGATATAGAAAGAGCACGAGAAGATTTTGCCTACTTTTGTGATGTTGTAGGAGATAAACCACCAGCCACGCACCATAAAGAATGGCATCGTTATTTATGTACAGGAAAGGATAGTGAGTGTTTAGTTGGTATTGGTGGACCAAACATTGATATCTTGGCACCAAGAGGTAGTGCTAAATCAACAATTCTTGGTTTATATACAGCTTGGACAGTTGGTATACATGCTCTTAACAAGCAACCATTAAAGGTTTTATATATTTCTTACACTGTTGATGTTGCAAGACCTAAGAGTGCAGCTATCAAAAGGATTATCGAAGAGAGTAAGACTTATCGTGAAATTTTCCCCAGAGTAAAGATTGCAAAAGGTATAAATTCAAATGAATATTGGAGTATTGATTGGAAATTTGCAGGTATTAAGTCAACAGGTGAAGAAGAATTTACTGTTTGTTGTGCAGGATTGAAAGGTGCTGTGACATCTAAACGTTCACATCTTTGTATTATTGATGACGCAATTAAAAGTGCAGATGATATTAAGAACAGGGATATTCGCCAAGCTATGCAAGATAACTGGAACTCCGTCATTGTTCCAACTATGTTTGAAGGAGGAAGAGCTATTTGTTTAGGAACTCGTTTCCGTCATGATGATATTCACAACAGTACTTTTACTCCAGCTAATGACTGGGTTCAAATAGTTCAATCTGCAATCACCGTTGATAAAGATGGTGAAGAGATTTCGTATTGGCCTGACATGTGGTCTTTGGATTATTTGCGAGATAGAAGAAGACAAGCTCCAGTTGCTTTTAGTTTCCAGTATCAAAATCAAATTGTACAAACGAGTGAGTTATCTCTTTCTCCAGATTTGGTTGTTAAAGGTGCTATTTCGACTCACTTTGATGAAATGGGTATTGGAGTTGACCTTTCAGCTGGTGTAAGAGAGCAGAATGACTTTACTGTCTTTGTAATGGGTGGAAGAATCGGAAATAAAATTCATATTATTGATTGTAAAAGAATAAGGATAATGGGAAATCTAGAGAAGTTAGAGGCATTAATGGAAATGATGGAAGAGTGGGGTGTTATCCATAAAGATGGAGATAATTATTTCCCTACAGGGAGTTCGATTCATGTGTGGTCTGAAGCAGTTGCTTATCAGGCATCGTTGGAAGCTGATTTTAAACGGATATGTTTAGGAGATCAGGGATTGTATAACGTTCTTTGGCATCCTGTTAAAGGATTTAGAGGAGACAAAGTTGCACGTTTTAGGGGAATTATGGGTCTATTTGAACAAAGAAAGATTACTTTTAATAAGTATCGGAAGTTCACTGCTTTAACAGATGAGATCGTAAATTTTGGTGTTAGTTCTCACGATGATTGTGTAGATGCTTTGGTTTGGCTATGTAATGGATTGATGACCAGAGGAAAACTAGAGTTAGAGTATTGACGATTTAAACTAGAAATACAACTTTCCAATGTCACCTAGTTATTACACAGTCGAACTGGAGCAAGATGCTTACGGTTCCGCAGTGATTCCTCTTACAGATGAAATCTGCCACGATTTAGCGATCCAGCCAAATGAAAGGTTTGAAATCGAAGTAGAGGATGATGTTATCACTTTGAAACGTCTCCATGCCGGTTACGACATTGAAGAATAGACCAAATTACTGAACACTCATGAGCGATAGTAATAGTAAATCCGCACTCGATTCTATTGTAAAATCAGTTATAGAACGAGATGGTAACGGTACTGCCGATACCATGTTGATCAACGCCCATTTATCTCAAATGAAGATGTTTGGGATAAGACAGGGAGTCGAATTTTTTCCCCAGCAAGATAATTTAGGAACCCAACGGTTTGACTTTATTCAGCAAGTAATAAAATTCAATAAATTAGATGCACGACTTGATTCAATTTGGGATAGATTTTTAGCTTATGGAAAAGGCTTATTTTATATAAGACCTACAAGGAAGACATATCGTATTTATTGGTTTGATAAGGATGCATACCGTACTTACTACACACCAGAAGGTGAATTAGAAGAAGTAATTATTATTTATGCTTACAAGGTCCGTTCTAAGAAAGGTTTTAACGGAGCAGGTTTAAATACAGATAAGCGTTATATGCGTTTACGTATTACTGCAAGTGAAATTGAAGAGTTTCATAGTGAACACGAAATAACTTTTGAGCAGGATACTGTTAATTTTGGTTCTGGTAATAAGAAGATTTTAGAAAACACCATGGAGTTCATTCCATGTATAGAAGTTTTCAATAATCCTGATGCTTTTGGAACTGATGGCGCAGGTGAGTTTGAGTGGTTATCTAATCAAATCATCGCTCATGATGAGATGGTTAAGAACATAAGAGCAAACTTATCGTTCTTTGGTAATCCAACATTACTTTCTTCTCGTCCTAAGCAAGATATTG